AGGGCAAGCTGGCGCTCGACTTTCTGCGGTCTAGCTTTTATAGGGGGGCTAAGACAAAATAGGGAATTTCCCTACGCAAGGAGCTGTCATGACTGCGCGAATCCCGGTTGAAGTCCATGCAATTCACGGAACAAGAGGAACGAAGATGGGCAAAAAGCTGCCTGAGCAACTCAAGCAAAGAATTCCTTTTGCTGAGTGGGCGGAAAATCCTGCTGCGTTTAATGCGTCCAAGTTTGTGCAGGAAACCGCTGATTATTTGTATGAGGTTTATGGGATTGGAAGCGCCCAGGACCGGCACACGCTTTTGATGCTGGCGGATCAGCTCCAGATTTATGTGAACGCCAGACAGGGAATGCTGACCGAGGACTTAGTGATCTACACGAACAATGGCAAGACGGCTGCGCCTAATCCGCATATAGCGATTGCCAATGCCGCGGTCATTCATGCGATTAAGCTGATGAATGAGTTAGGATTGACACCTAAGTCTAGGTTGGCATCCAACAAGACCGAAAACAAAAAGATAAACGACTTTTTAAGCGGACCTAAATTCGGTACATGAAATTAGACGATGGCATTCAATACGCGGTCAAAGTATCCAAAGGTGAGATAGACGCATGTAGAAACGTCCGTCTCGCCTGCCAGCGGTTTTTGAACCACCTGGAAAACAAAGAATGGGAGTGGGTTTTTGACCCAGGACCCGTCAAGCACTTCTTAGAGTTCACATCGCTTTGCAAGCACGTGAAGGGTCAGTGGGCAAATAAGCCTGTCAGTCTTGAGCCCTTCCAGATTCTTATCATTTGTGCGCTATATGGGTTTAGGCTAAAGCGAGATCGGTCTAAACGCATGGTGCAGGATGTCATTGTTTACATCCCTCGTAAGGCAGGGAAGTCAACGCTGACCGCTCTGATTGCTCTTTACGAGCTTGCTTTTGGCGAAGCTGGCGCTGAGGTCTACACGGTAGCGACTAACAGAGACCAAGCGTCAATCGTTTTCACTACCGCCAAGGGTTTTGTTGAAACTTTGCCCCGAGAAGTCTCGACCATGTTTGTCCCTGGGAAATTCACGATAGTGAAGAACGGCGACAGCCAATCTATGTTCAAAGCGCTCAGCCGGGACACTAAGCGTACGGGTGACGGGCTCAACCCTTCTTGCGCGATTATTGACGAGGCTTCGCAGATCGTAGACAGGAATACGGTTGAGGTCTTGCATTCGGGCATGGTCGCACGACAGAACCCACTCAGGTTATATATAACCACAGCAAGTTTTACCAGAGACACTAAGTTCTTCGAGGACCTCCAGGTCATGGAGCGCATTCTTAACCAGGATGTGCCGGATAACCCGAGATGGTTTGGGCTGCTTTATTCTTTGGACGCGGGCGACGATTGGCGAGACCCCGCGGTCTGGCACAAAGCCAATCCCATGCACAACATTTCTGTCTCGCACGATGCGATTGCCGCTCGATGCGAAGAGGCCAAGATTAAGCCGGCTGCGCTCAACGAGTTTCTCTGTAAGACGCTAAATGTCTATGTGTCTGCCGAAACCGCCTGGGTAGACAGGTCTCACTGGGATGCGTCTGTAGGCTTAACGGACCGACAGCCGGAAGCTGTTTTTATCGGATTTGACTTGGCTGCGACGCGAGATTTAAACGCAGTCTGTACGCTGAAACGATTTGCAGAAGATGATTACGAGGCCGAATGGAAGTTCTTTTTGCCGGAGGACGGATTTGAACTCTTGCCGACTCATTACCAAGATATTTTTCGTCAGGCTATAAACTCTGGTCTCTTGCACATTACGGAAGGAAATGTTATGGACGACCGTGAGATTTCCGAGTATATTATTGGGCAAGGCCAGAAATACGACGTACGCGAGGTCGGGTACGACGCGTACAATGCAGCCGCACTAGTGGCGCGTTTATACGAAGCAGGAATGCCAGTCAAGAAAGTTGGGCAAGGGATGGCGGTGTTAAGTAACCCATCCAAACATGTAGAGAAGCTCATTCTTGGACACAAAATTAAACACGATGGCAACCAGTTTTTAGGCCACCAATTGGGAAACTGCGAAGTGTTCACAGATGTGCAAGGCAACATCAAGGTAAAAAAGGCCGGAGTGGACAAACACGCCAAGGTCGACGGCATTATTGCCCTGATTATTGCGATGCACTGCTCACTTGATAACCCTGCCCCTAACGAATCGTACGGATTCAGGGTGTTTTGAGGACAAAAATGGGCATATTCGACAGATTCCGCAAGAAAACAACCCAAAATGAGTCGAATTCGTTGTTCGGCAACACAGTTTTGGGTAATAACGTCATGCTCCGAGGCAAGGGGCAGGGCTACGGATCAAACCAACTTCTCTACGTAACCACCTCTGCTGTCAACGAAGCTGGACGTTCGCTTGACATTACAACGCTTGCCAGAAACTCGACGGTCATGGCTTGCGTGGGAACTAAGGCTAGAGCGCTGGCGCAACTGCCAGTCAAGATCATGTCTAGGCAGGCCGACGGTACTTTAGTCGATACCCAGACGGAACCTGGGGTTCCAGAACGCGAAAAGAACCGCGCAAAGTCGATCCTTAACTTGCTTTCCCAGCCCAACAACTTCCAGTCTCAATACGAGTTCTGGTATCAGTTCACGATGTGGCATGAGCTTGCCGGTGAGACTTTCGTATTACTCTGGAGAAAGAACGAAGCCGATCCCCAGCAAGTGCCGCTTGAGGTCTACGTTCTTGACTCGACGCTAATTGTTCCGCGTATTTCCGAGACGAGATACCCTTTCTACACGCTTACAAGCTCAAGTTACGGGTTTAACAAAGACGAGCCTTTGCAATACTTCCAGGTTATGCACGTAAAGAGCGAACCTTGGCAGGGTTCCTCTTCGTTTAACCGCTTGCAGGCTGTCGAGCTGATTTCGCTAGATCAGGATATTGATCTGTACTCCAACTTCATCATGCTTAACGGCGCAAAGCCTTCTGGCTTATTCCGCACTGAGCAGGTCATACCCGACTCCAAGTTCAAAGAGATCGCGGCTAGGCTAAAAGAGGCATGGACAAACATGCTTAACAGTCAGCCCTCGGATCTCAGTAAGCCTGGGCAGTCGATGCTATTAGACCAAGGTATGATGTACGAAAGTATTAAGCCCTTGACGTTGCAAGACGTAGATGCGCGAGAACTGAAGAAACAGACGATGGCGCGGATTGCTGGCTTGTTCGGCGTTCCTCCGGCGATGATCGGCGTGGGCGAGTCCAAGTACAACAACACGCAGACCATGCTTGATGAGTTCTACAAGTCGACCATGATGCCGTTCATCACGAACATTGAGCAGAAGCTAAAGACAAGCTTGCTTGGCGGCTACCCCAATCTGTATGTGCAATTTCAGACGCAGGATTTCCTAAAGGGCGCACCACTGGATCAGATGAACTATGTTGTGGCCGGAGTCAAAAATGGCATTCTCACGCCCAACGAAGCTAGAGATTATCTGGGGCTTGATAGCGTGGACGACGGTGATTCTTTGCTTGCTGCCGGCGGCGTTGATAAGTCTATTCCCGGCTCTTCGCCGCAGGATACTGGCGGTGGCGGCAATCTTAAGGTCGTAGGCAAAACTGGACGAGCTGGAAATGCTTAAAGATGTTTTGAAGCGGTTAAAGGAACAGGCTGACAAGAGAAAGCCAAAGCCTAAACCCGAAGATGGGAAAATGAAGGAAAAGGAACCGATACATGGCTAAGCACATTCAATTCTTCACCGAGGCAAAGGTTGAGCTTGGCCGTATGGCTGACGAGGCAACCGGAAATCCTACCGGCGAGATCGAGGCAACCCTGACAACCTGGGGCGCAAGAGAAGGCGTTGATGGTCGGCGTTTCTTTTACACGCCAGAGGCTTTCGAGATGTGGCACGAAAGCTGGATGGAGACCGGCAGGCCGCTTCCCATGTACTTCCAGCACTCTAGCGACATGATGCCCGTGGGCGAATGGTCGAAGTTCGACATTACCAACGAAGGTATGACCGGAACCGGGAAACTCTTCCTGAATACGACGGCAGGATCGGATCTGTACACCATCATGAAGGAATCGCCGCGTATGGTCGGCGGTGTTTCTGTCGGTGCTTACGCTGACGAATATCAAATGGTCGATGAGAACGGCGAGCCTACAGATGATCCTGACAGCTTCTTTCAGATTATGAAGGGCGGATTGGCTGAGGTTTCGATTGTGATGAACCCCAACAATCCTAAAGCCGAGATTTCAAGACTTGAATACTGGATGGGGGGCAAACCAAACCCCAGAACGATTGAAAAAGCACTGCGTGATGCTGGGCTTTCTCGAAAGGATGCAGCCGCTGCATCCGGCTTGTTGAAGTCAATCATAGAGCAGCGTGATGCTGCCGTGACAACTTCTCAACCCGCTAATCCGAGTGAGTCGGACGCAGCGGTGAAACTGCTGGAGGCGCTCCAATACCGCGAGCTGTTGAAGGCAATCGCAACCCGATAAAGGAACTATCATGCTTGAAAAAGTCATTGAAAAACTAGATGCAATCGAAGCATCTAACGCTGCAAAACTCGCTGAAACCGCTGAGGCCGTAAAGACTCAAGTCACCGAAGCTGTTCAGGCAGTCAAAGCAGAAACCGAGCAAAAACTTGCCGCTCTTGAGGCAAAGATTGCCGCTCCCTCCATCATTCGCCCAATCCACAAGACGATCCGTGGTGAGGCAAACCGTCGCTTCCGTGATGTGCTTAAAGAGTACGTGAAGGGTGGCAATCAGGTTGAGCGCGAAGTAAAGATTTTTGAATCGGTCGATCAGTTTGACGGCTACATCAAAGAAGCGTCTGCGCTTACCGGTTCTGGTTACGATGTTGGTGGTCGTACCGCTTACGATCCTGTGTTTGCCGCTAAGCGTCTTGGCAATCCGATGATGAATATTTCCCGCATCGTCGCAACCGATGGTTCTGCCTATCAGTTTCGCGTGAAGCAGGGGAATTCTGGCGCTCAATGGGGGTATACCGTTCAAAACAACGGCGCACCAACGACTGAATCAACCTCGATTTGGCAGGTGATCCTCAAAGACTTGAACGCACAGTTCCCAATCAGAACCGCTGCGCTTGACGATATTGACGGTCTTGAGCCCAACGTTGTTGACGACATGCTGATGGAATTCCAGCAGGCAATGGCAACCTCGATGATCCAAAACAACGATCAATCGGGAACCGGAACCTCGGTAACGACGGGCGGCGCTGATGGTCTGCGCGGTCTAGATCAGTATGCGGGCGCAAATGCAACCTACACGGGCGGCACAGTTTCCACGGCTGCTTTTGGAAGTTCGGGAACGGCAACCACCAACGGTCTGCATAGCCTTGCAACGTATGACCAGTTAACTACCAACGCAAACACTGTCGGTGCAAACAACATCGTCTATAAAGACGTTGTTAACTTCATCTACAGCTTGCCACAGCAGTACTGGACCCCGACAGCAAAATTCATGATTAACCCAATTTTGTTGCAGGGCATCCGTGGTTTGGTTGACGATCAAAAGCGTCCGATCTATATCGACGGTTTGGCTCGTGATGATGGCATCGTTGGCAAGTTGCTTGGCTTTGATGTGGTTGTTAACAAGTACGTTGACAATCCTTCTCAGCCCACAACTGGCGCTGCTGGCACAACTTCCTACTATCCGATGTATTTTGCGGACTGGCAGCAGTTCCACACCATCGTTATGCGTCTGAGCATGGTTCTGCGTCGTTATGACCAGACGCTCCCAGGCTCGATCACGTTCTACGGCGAGACTCGTGCGGCTACATCTGTGCGTGATCCTAACGCTGGCGTACGTTATCGCTCGACCGGCACCGCGGCTTAATTTAAGAGGGCGAAAGCCCTCTCCCTCTATGGAGAGACTATGAAACAGGTAATTTTAGAAGGGCTTAAGCAGGCTCTCCACGAGGGCAAAGCCAAGGTGAACCTCGCTGAAGCCTCAGCCCTCACGGGCTCGGGCTCCGGCGTTGGTGGCCGCGTCTATAACGAAGATGTTTTTGCAAGTTTGCGTTACTGGAACCCTTTCAGGGTTTACGCTAACCAGACCATGACGGCAGACTCGGATATTCAGTTTGTGGTTAAGACTGGTAACGCTGCCAACAGTACGAACCCCTGGGGCTACACGGTCAACGCTAACAGCGGATCGCCCAATATCGCTACGAGCATTTGGCAGCTTCCGATGCGCGTCATTTCGGCTCAGATGCCGATTCGTGCAGCGGCGATGAGTGACATCAACGGATTAGATGCTGCTTTAGCCGAAGATCTTGCGATGGAATTCAGCCAGATCGAAGCCGCGTCGATGGCTGTCAATAACGACCAAGCAGGATCAACCACGACAAGCACAGGCGCGACCAATGGTCTGCGCGGTCTTAAGATGTACGCAGGAACAGCGGGTTCTTCTGCGGCTTATGGCAGCTCGGGAACGGCTATTACAAACGGTATTCACACGCTCAACACGGTCGGCTATACGCATAGCGGCGGCATTGAATGGGAAAGCCTTGTTGACGTTGCTAACGCTCTTCCAGGCCAGTTCTGGAGGATGCCTGGGACCGCATGGATGATGCACCCAACCGCATTACAGACGCTGCGTGAATACGCTCATGCCGGCAACTCTTACGCATTAGTTGAAACTGGCGAAAAAGACGAAGGCCCAGGTGTAAACATTATGGGCTGGCCGGTTATCGTCAATCCGTACTTGGACGCTCCTGCCATTGGCGCTTCTCCCATTTACCTAGCTAACTGGCCTCGGTTTATGTGGATCGTTGACCATTCAGAAATGACGCTGCAACGCATGGAACAAACACAGCCTGGGACAATCACGATCTACGCTGAGAAGCGTTTAGTCTCGACTGTGCGTGATGTAACCGCTGGTGTCCGCTTGATCGGGGCCTAATATGCCAAGCCAACTGCAAGGTAATTTCGGGGCGGGTTCGCGTAACCCGTTCAACTATTCGAAAGTCATTCAGAGTAACCGCGATCCGGTTACTCAATGGCTTACTTACGACGAAATCACCAACCAGCTCAACTTGTTTCAGGATGAGTCGCAAGACGAATATCTGACGCAGCTTGAGCTGGCGGCGCGGATGGCAATTGAGGATTATTTGGGCGTACCAATCTTCAATGTAACGTATCAGGCTTCGTATCTGATCTCGGGTTTGATGGCAGCTCCGGTTTCGTTGGATTTGCCCGAGGTTTCGCAAAACGGCGTAACGATTAACTGGGTCAAGTATTACAACGACCTAAACCCTCCAGTTCTTACGACGATTGCAAGCTCGCAGTATTACTACGACCCGACGGGAAACAAGGTGGTTCTCTTCGAGGTCCCCAACAACGTCAACACTTACATGACCGCTCCGATGTTGTGTCAGTACACCTTGCAAGGCAGCGTTATTGGTCAGTACCCCGTGGTCAAACAAGCCGGCCTTATGTTGCTGACGCATTTCTACAATAACCGCTCGGCAACCACTGAAATTCAGCACAAACAATTGCCGTGGGCGATTGACCAGTTGTTGAGACCTTATAAGCCGCTGGTGATGTGATGGTCTTACGCGTCGATCAAATCACGATTAACAACCTGACGTTTGGTATCACCAATCTTGGTGAGCAGACAACGACAGAGACCGCGTGGTTTCAGACCCGGGCAAAAACAAAGTCTGTGCATAACCGTATTAAGACCCTGGAGCGTTTTAGGCAGTACGACAACATGATGGATTTCGTTGTTAATTACACGCCTAACATTCGCACAGTGTCTGATGCTCAAGAGGCTTACAGTATTACGTTTAGAGATAAGTCTTGGCGTATCGCTGAAGTTTATGAACATGACGACCGGCAATGGGTAACGCTTACCTGTTACCGCAATGAGCCATCGGTGGCAGTGTAATGGGTCAGAATTCAGCCGTTACGTATGCACAGGCGATACAGGCTCAACTGGCGACAGTTTGTACGCCTACGCCAGTCTATGCTGTGTTCAACCGCAACTTTGCGACTGAACCGACGTTTGTCACTTGGCAACTTAGAGATGTACATCAGCCCGTTTATACCGGACCTCAGTCTGTGAAAGGCATAGATAGGCCGGTTTTCCAGGCATCAGTCTTTGCTCAGCAAATGGCTAATTGCTATGCAAAGGCTCAGCAGATTGTCGACGCATTACACGGCTATCAAGGGACTTTTGGCGGCTTGTTTTTTGTGGCAAAAGTTGATGTTGATTGGCTGTTTCATACATACGATAATGACAACAAGTTACATCAAATCGTTTTAGATTGCACGTTAGATATTCCTTCATGAGGTGAAA